AAATTTCTCAACCAGGTCAGCGGCCATACGAGCTAAGATCACGTATTTTTTCGGTGTGGTTGCACGTGCCATAAAAATATCAATTCTGCGAAGCCCGGTGCTCAGGCTGGCCACGTCCCGAGTATCATCATAATTGATGTTTAGTGTTTCATCAATATTATCCGGATCATAAAGCAAATGTGATTCGGACAAATATTTTTTCATTACTTCTTCTGCTTTCATTTTTCTTCTCCTATATAAGAAATATTATTTTGCTCCGGCTCGATCATGAAAATCCCATTTTTTCTTAAAATCATCTCTGGCTGTCCAATATCTTTGACGGGCCGAGGCAGCTAATGATCTTAAATTATCAATTTCTTTTACTTTATCTTTTCCTTTCATGCCTTCCATTTTATCTTGTTCTTTCTGAACTTTTTCTAATTCTTTTTTTGCAGCATCGACTATTTTCTGGTCAGCCACTTTTTCCTTTTTTTCCGCTTCCCTTTGCTTCTTTTTTTCCGCATCGGTAGAATCGGAATCAATCATTTCGCCCAAATATTTTTTCATGATCTCATCAATTTTATCCCTCATCTATTCCTCCGAATTATTGATCGTCTTGGCTCCGATTTGATTTGTGGATCAATATCTTTTTCCAAACCCAATTTAGTTTTCAAAAACTCATTGCGTGTCTTATGAATTTCGGCTCTAAGTTTTTCCCGCGAATCAATAAATTCATCATTCTCGAAGCCATCTAACACATCTTTTACAACCTTATCATCCATAATATCCTCCCCACAAAAATAGTTTTCTCATTATATTTATTATATACAATAAAAAGTAATGGTTATGCTTATTTTCTTTATGCCTTATTATAATTTAACACCCAAATCCCGTTCCAGCATAATATCATATCTTTGAGATATATTTAAATTTTCCACTTGAAATCCTTTTTTCTTAAACGCGTCCTTTATTCCTTTCATAGCGGGCCGCAGGTCAATCTGTTTCTTCATTTTCTTTTCTACCGCATGACCGATCTTTACCCAATCTATCGGCTTTTCCTCTACTTCAACATTGGCGCCAAAGAAATCGAGAATATTGTCAATACCACCTTCAAGATATTCCTCAATAGCTTTCTGCAATTGCTCCTTTGATACCTTCTTTTTCGTGGCTTCCATAATTAGCTCCATTTCCGAATCATTCATTGTGTCTAAATTGGGTATAGATATACCCTCATTTTTACGTTTCGGGTTTGAATAATATGCTCGTAGAACAACACGACCAATAGCGCGACCTGTTTTCTTTCCACCAACCTTTTCGGAATCTGATTTGACATTAATTTTCCAATCAACGTGTTTTGCTATTTCGTCTACCGTATCATCCGTAATTGGCAACAACTGATTTCCTTTTCCATCCGGGTCCCCATCAATAATCATTAAATGGGTTGCCGCAGCGGGGCTATTTTCACCAAATTTGGCACTACCCGTCATTGCCTCGCGGATCATTTCTCTTTTCACTTCTTTACTATTATTCAACATTTGGTTGAGAAGGCTCGTAGCTTCTTTGTTTTGCTTGTCGAAGTCCGTTGCCCATTTTGCTCCAGATTTAATACCAATACCAAATTCTGTGGGAAAAACGTGTTTTTCGGTCATCCGGGTAAGGTGTTTCTGTAATTTTTTAAATTCTGGCATCGCCTCGATATTTTTCTTGGCCGCCTTGGCGCCGGCCATTAGCGTAGCAAGTGCCTCACTGCCCTTACCAGACATTAATTGAGAGGATTCCCCCGTTTTTACCGAACACCTATATTCTCCGCCAGGGTGTGTAATTATAACATCGGTCTTTGGCTCATTGTTTGTTGCGCCGTATTTTGTCCAATCTCCGGTAAGTTTATATTCTTTATCACCGGCAGTTTGCTTTGCGCTATACCGAACACCTTTCTTTAACTGTCCCTTTGAAACGAGGTCATTGAATATATTCTTTGTATGCTCATTCATTTCTTCCGAATGGGCTCCCAATTCCACCTCATCACCATTTAAATGATCAACAAAACCTTTTTCCATTTCGGTCGCATAACCAATTTGACCTGGTTTCAGGCCCGAATATTTTGGCGCCGGCGGTGCTGGCTTCGCATATGCCAGATTTTCTTCTTTTGCTTTGACAGGAATCTTGGCAGGCTTCTCACCAGGTTTCTCTACTGGTTTTTCCTTGGCGCCTTTTTTCACAGGAACTTTCTTCTCCGGGGTTACACCCTTTTCGGTTGGCACCTCAGGTTTTTCTTTTGGTTTTTCTGTTGTTTTCGCACCCGGTTCTTCTGGAACTTCCGGTCTTTTTGCCTTGACCGGCAATGGTGCCGGTTCTCCTTTTGTTGGTTTTACCGCAGGATGAATTGATTTGATACCCTTGCCTACTGCCCGTGACATATTGCTTTGCGATAAATCTCCCGCAAATTTATGAAATGATTTATAGAACAATTCAATTTGTTTTGGGTCTTTCAAACCCTTCGCCGCGGCGGCCGCCTGCTTCTCAAGGTTATCACGCTCTTTCTGGAAATCCAATTTGACTCCAGAATCATGTTTTTTCTTCAATGCAGTAACCATTGCCGCAAATTTCTTAGCTATATTATCCGCAGTTGCCGCTTCATTTAGAAAATTATCCAATCTCATCGCTAAAACTGTTCCTCCGTCGATTTTGTTCCCGCATCTTCAGGAGGTGCTTCTGGTTCTCCCTCGGATCCGCCCTCACCAGGAATCTCTCCTTCGCCGCCCTGCTCCATACCGGCCTGAGCTAAATTGGGAAAATACTTCAAATCCTCATCAAACCCTTTCAAATTTTCCTGGAGTTCCTCATCCGTAAATTTCAGGTAACGCTTAATTAAAAAGGTCTTGCTAAATTCCGCATTGTTGGAAAATGAATTATAATTTTGAATTTGCATTTCCAAGAATGATTGGTGCATTGCTTCCTTATAATGGGAAGGCGCCGTCATTGTGATTTTTAATTTATCCTTATTTAGGTCATATTGCTTTTTCAGGCCCTTAAATTCCATATGCAATAGGAAAAGTTCCATCAATTCACGGCAAAATCTGCTCTGGTGTCTCTCCAAGAATTTCGCCCACTTGACTTCATCCCGGGCAATTTCATTACCCTTACCGCCACCAATGGATATTTCATTCTCACGACCTTCTTGCTGGTTGCTAATTCTGGATAACGGGTACTTCAATGCTCGATATAATTTCCGTGCAAAATAATAAAGGTCATCCAATTCCTTGAACCCGGCAGCATTACCACCAATGGTTGTAATATCAGAACCCCTACCGTCCGCAGATATAGGTATCCAGAAATTCTCCAGTAGGTTCAAAACCTCTGGCTCATGGGTCAGAGCACCGGTAGCCGGATCATAGGTTTGTTTCTTGATATACCGATTTTTGATCTTCTCAACAAATTTCATTGCCTTGTCTTTTGGCATATTGCCCGTATCGATCTTGAAAACAAACCGTTCGGGGGATCGCACAATACGGTAAATAATAACAGACGTTTCCAACAATTTCAATTGGTTGTACGCAACACGACCTTTCTCCAAATATCCATAAATTTCTTGCTTTGTACGTCCATATACACCGTAATCAATAGCACCAATTTGCTCCGGGTTGAAAATGATAATATTTTTCATCTTCTTTGCTTCTTCCTCGGAAAACGGTCTCTTAGCATTTGGTGTCAGGTATTGGTAATATTTCAGCGGCTTGCCTGTTTTTGGATCATACACAAAGTCAATGGTCTCCGCCGGCAATTTTTTGATGCCCATGATACCATCTTTCGGACTTTGTATATTGATCAATCTTTCATAATAAACACGACCATCAATGTAATACGACCGCAACATATCCCATAGTTTTTCGGTTATGTTCACTCGGTTGAAAAATAATTCCGTAAATTCATTATAGATAATTGTTTTGATATTTTCATTTTTTAATAGCTTTGGATCTTTTATTTCCAACTTGATAACATCACCGTTCTCATCTTCATCCGTGGATTCGTTGACGGCATCTTCGATAACATCCGCGACTTCGGGAGAGCTTGCCATTCGGCGGTAGTCAAGTATCTTTTGATATTCGCTATCAAAAAATTTATTGAAATAACGGTTGAAAAATCTATTGAAACCCGAAACATTATATTGCCCATAACCACCGGCATATATGTCTTCCACACCCTCACCGGATTTATTGATGATTTCTTTTCGGGATTCCTCTCCGGACTTTCCTCTATTGACAAAAGCCTGGATATCCTCTGTCAACCGATCTTTACTACCGAAAATGCGATTATACCACGGCATAAATTACTCCTCTATTCTATCGGAAGGATTCAGTTGTAATGTTTCCTTTGGTATTTTTATACCTTCCAATTCCTTTAATCTTATCATTCTTTTTCTTTCTTCCACAATCCTCTCAAGATCAATTCCGGAATTTCTACCCAGCACCATTGCCACGGCTTCCACCCACACGGTTTCGTTTCTCAATTCCTCTTGACTTTTCTCCACACCCACAAGTCTGTTGTATAATTCCTGCACCATAATAAATAAACGCTTTTGGGAGCAATCTTTTATCAGTATAGGTTTCCCACCAGATAGTTGTGCTGGTGTCCACCAAGATTCCACATAAAATGGACATTGCTCTTTTTTTGAAAATAAACTTTTTGCAAATTCACAAGATTCATGGACACACGTATTTTCCATTATATACCTCCTTAGGATTTTACTATAATAATTCCAACACCAGCATACGGACGATATGTTAAAGGCGTTGCGCTCCCGGTAGAGAATCCGGGTGTAGTTAAATCAGATGTTAAAATACCAGATGATCCCGTACTGCCGGGCGTGGTACTATCGGATGTTAATCCTGTTGACCCCGTACTTCCAGGAGTGGTTGAATCAGATGTTAAAATACCAGATGATCCCGTACTTCCAGGAGTGGTTGAATCGGATGTTAATCCTGTTGTACTTGAGGTTGCAATTCCTTCTGTCGGAATAGTATGAATATGATCGCCAAAAGGACTTAAATAATGTATATGCCCACCGGACCTTAATGTGTAACCCGTCCCGTTGTCACCATGCCAGTGTGCATCAAAATTTCCATTTTCTGTTGTGTATTTTGTAGTACCCTCACGATGTGTTCCACCAGGACTAGAAGGTACACCATAATTATAGTCCCACGGAATTTCGGGCAAAGTATCAATATAATAGTGTCCATGTTTCGGCATTTCACCCAATGTTAATACATGACCAGGGGT